CCACTTGTCTTTAACCCATTTACGTAGACCGTTTTTAGCCATTATGCGTAACTAGTTGATTTTCTTTTATTTTCCATAACAGCTCCACAACCTCTAGCAACACCACCTGTGTTCAGGTGTGATACTTTTTTTCTTGATTGTGATAACTTATTGCCATTACCTATCATGCCACCACTAGCTTTTTTGTTTTTCTTGCCACCTGGTGTTACTTTACCCGAACAAACAGCACCAGCGTACATGTTTGCGTAAGCAGAAGGATAAACATCAAATTTAGCTTTAGCTGCTGCTTTTCCTCTTGCACATAGTTTGCCCATTTACTTATCGCCTCTTTTTTTAGTGTTTCTGTCTTTGTCTGCTTTGTCTAAAGCAACGTTTGCACGTAATTGTGCAATATCTTCTTGACTTTCTATCTTCTCTTTGGCCAATTTATCAGTTTGCATTAGTTTTTTCTCATCTAACGCTTGTTTTTCACCCATTGCTTGTGCTTTTAGCTCTAAATCGTCCTTTCTAAGGTCAATTTCTTGCTGTTTTAGGTCTACAAGTGGGTCAGAACTAGAAGTATCCATCATTTCTTGCTCTTCTGCAACCATTTGTTCTATAATTTCTGCTATTTT